AAGGAGGTGGCCAAAAGATGAACGGCGGGGGATCCAGCTTGTGGTTGACGGTCTTGTAGACCGCGTTGGCTAGCCTCTGTTCTTCCTCAGACATGGCGGTTACTCCAGGTCTGGGATGTGCACGGTCTCACCGAAGGGTGCGACGCCGTCCTGGTTGCCGTAGACGCACCAGATGGTTGGGAACTGCCACGGGATGTCGGGGAAAGATCCGTACAGATCGGTGAGGTAGATAAGAACCCGTGGGTTCATGTTGTGCTCGGCAACATACTCACCGACGGGCTCGAAGGCGGTACCGCCACCGCCCTTGGGGACGAGCTTGACAGTGTCGCTGGAACCGAACTCCTCGACGTGATGGACCTTGGCGTCGCAGTGAATCACCGTGACACGCTCCGGTTTGCAACGCTGAAGGATGTTGTTGAGTTCGGTCTCGAATGAGGACAGCACCTTGGGTGCACCGTAGATGGAACCCGAGGTATCGAGCGCCACGACGATGTGACCGAGGGTCTCGTCATGTAGGTCGGGGATGATGATGTCGTCGGGTAGGAACCTACGGTCTGGCTTGGCCCAGCTGTAGTCGTTCGCCGAGGTGTTATCGACGAAGCGATTGAGCACCTGCTCCCAAGGAACCTTGGGGTCGACCAAGTCCTTGATGAGAGCCTCGATGCAACCAGGCAGGTTGCCACGCTGCATCTTGACAGCAGTGGCTGACTGGATGAGACGACGCTCCCACTCGCTCTGCATCTCCTCCGGAGACAGTTCGTCGGTGCCAGCTGGTGCCTCGAAGTCACCCCAGCCTGAGCCTGGCTTGTCACCTGGCTTGTCACCTGGCCTACCGCCTCGAGGCTCGGGTGGTTTGGGGATACGTGCAAGGATCTGCTCTGCGGATAGCTCGTCGAATGTGTGGTCTATTAAACCACCCTCGGGAAGCTTGAGTTTATTGCAACCGACCCCGTTGTTGTAGTTGTCGAGGAAGTTGTTGATTGCGTAGTCGCCAGCCATATTGCCGTGGGCATTGGGTGGTAGGCGATGAAGGTGCCCGAGTGCAGGGTGCAGGACTTCATGCACCAGCAGTCCGGCGACTTCCTCTACCGTGAGGGACTCGATGAACTTGGGGTTGTACTTGATGGAAACGCCGTTGGTGCAAGCCGTCTCGACCGAGGGATCCTCGATGCGGGGCATGTGCAGCAACAGGGTTGCGAAGAATGGGTGATCTAGAATGATCTGGGTGGTTGCGTTGGATACTAATTCGGATGCGGTTGACATATTGTTTTGTAGGTTGGTTGTGTGGTTAAGATAGAAGTCGAGCCTTGGCTAACAGGGTTGAAAGCCTCTCGGCTTCATCAGCGAGGTCATCAAAGATGCAGGCTAAGGTTCTCAAAGTGGCGGGACTTAAGCCGTGGTGCTCGAACTTAAAGAAGTTTGAGTGGCTCCCGTTACCATACTCGAGGCTTTTAAGCACTGCCTTAGAGTCGCGCCCATACACGTCGATGGTGGCGTTGACGTGTCCTGGGTTGCCACTTGCGTTGTGCTCTTCGTATTTATACTGAGCCCCTTTTAAGTAGATTTTGAATGATGTTGTTTCGATCGACATATTATTTTATAGGTTGGTTGTTAATAGATGTGTGCTACGCCGTCGGTGATTACGATGTTGCTGCAATCGCCAGCGATGACACACTTGGGTTGAGTCTTGCGTTTACGTAAGAAAGGTTTGATCGCAGTGTGAACTACGAAGTCTTCTACGAAGTGACATGCCCCCTTAAAATGAAAGGTGAGCATGGTCTGTTTTTTCTGTTGGCTTAACGGCTTGTTGTAATGGAACCAGAAGCGCATGGGTTTATCGTTGTAAAGTTGGTAGGTTTGTTTTCGAGGTGCCAGTCGATCTGTCTAGTAGTTAAAGACGGGTGAAGGCCTGGGCTTATTTGATACCCGATGATCTTGCCGAGACCTCCATGTATCTCTAACTGCCAAACTCGTTCGGTCCTACTGGACTGCAGGTAGACCTCTACCCCGAGACGCAGACACGCTTTGATTTCTAGCTTAGTCATTGGAGTAGCCTCCGGAGTGATTTGTTAAGCTGTTCACAAGCGTAAAGAGCTTTTGCATGACTCCAGAATACCTCGCCGTTGAAAGCTAGGGATGCTACGCCATCAGCTCCGTAACAGAATACATAGTAAACTGGAACGTAGCCGTGGCGTATCGACTCCTTGACGTGATACATCTCGTGATAGAGGTCGCCCCGTGTGGGTCTTAAGCGAAGACCTCCTGGTTATCGCTGACCCAGGTCGTGAAGGCCGGAGTGTTGCAGAGAGCCTTGTCGCGGAGCACTGCGGTCTTCAGTGAGAAGACACAGAACTCCTTGCCGAGACGCTCGGTGTAGGTGAGGAAGGCACCCATCGTCTTGCCCCTGACCTTCTTGGCCAGACCAGCGCAGGTAGCGTAGATCGTGGACGGGTCGGTCGGCAGGTCGGCGGTGTCCGCATTGAGCAGAACCGCGTCGAGGTCGGGGAGCTTCTCATACACTCCGAGGAACCCGAGGAACTCGCTGGCAGCTCCATCACCCAGCGCCCCGTTGAGCAGGGCATGGCGGATGGTGCGGTTGGTCGAGGTCTCGTAGATCTTCGATGCCTTCTCCCAAGTTCTGGGGGAAGCGAAGTTGCTGATGCCGTCCCACTTGGCACCGTTGAAGGTGGTCAAGAGATCGGGGCGGTAGCGGAGGAAGGCGATGACCAAAGGGTCGACGCCGTTGTTCTGGGCCCACTTGACCCAGCTGTCTAGGTCGAGGCGGATCCGGATGTTGACGATGCGGTTGACTACCGCACTCGAGAGCTTCTCGATGTTGACGCGATCCTCTGCACGGTTACCGAGCAGACAGACGAACGAGTCCTCGGGAAGGACATGCTCGCCGACACGGCGCTCGTTGAGCAACTGGAGTGCGACGTTCTGAACCGACTTGGTGGCACAGTTGAACTCCTCCAGTGCGATGACTGGATTGGGAGTCTTGGGCCAGAAAGCGGGCTTGGAGAACCGCATGGTCTTGCTCCCGTCTTCCTCGGAGTTGAGGTAGGGGAAGCCCTGCACATCCTGCGGGGCGTAGTAGGCGAGTCGTGCGTCGACGAACTCTGCCCCGATGGAGTTGGCGTATTCGGCAACGACTGCGGACTTGCCAACGCCTGGCTGCCCCTGGATGAAGGGGTTGAGCTTGGCCTTGTGGCAGTCTTTAAGAACGTCGCGGAGCTGATTAGGTGTAACTTCGATGGTTGTCATATGGGTGTATTGGTGTTGTTTGGTTGGTGTTTAGGGTTGTACTGACGGAATTATGTGTTTGGTGTGTTGATGTGGGTCTCTTGAGGCCCAGTTCGCGTGTTCCCATGCTTCTTTCTGCTCTTCCTCCAGGCTCCGACGCCTGAAGTAGGCGTCCAAAGCCCGAGTCACGTCGCTGAAAGCATCGCAAGGTTCGGCTTCTTCGATGAGGACCCCCAAGGGACGGTTGTTGATCCGGCGGATTACGCGGAAGGTTTCCGCCCTCGGGGGTCGTTCTGGGGTGATGTGCTCGCAGCAATTCTCAGTAAGCTGATGATCGCGATGAGTAGTCATGGGAGTATCTGATATGTGGTTAGGTTGCGGTTGATTATACCCAGCCGAGCTTTGCCAGTAGCTCCGAGTTGATGGGCTCAGATGGGGTTAGGTCGGCTAATGATGGGTTAGGTGCGAGCTTAACCTCGACACACTCGAGCCCAGTATCCTCGGCAACCTCCTTAACGATGGAGGATTTGCCTACGATTTCCTGCAAGCCCACCGAATAGGGGGACTCTGGAGGAGGGTTATCGGCGAAAGTGATCTCCGGAAACGGATCTCCGGCGTCAGATTTCAAGGGTTCAGGGTCGCAGGGTTGCAACTCATCCATCTCTGGAGGCGTTCCATCGAGCGATTCCATGACTGTATGGCAGTCTGAAAGCACACGTTGGCATAGTTGCTTGTCCTCTTTGATCCCTCCCGAGTGCCTGGGTATGGTCTGCTCGATCTGGAAGATCGCGTTGTCGACCTGCTCATCGTTGAGCATGTTGAGGTTCTTGGCTTGCTCGGTGGCCTCATGCAAGTTCTCGAAGACCGAGTCATGGACACGGACTCCTGGCTTGTCGGAGAGGACACGCTGGCAGGTATTGGACACAGCTGCCAGAGGCTTGAGCAAAGTCTCCTTAAGGTAAGGAGCCAGCTTGGAAGTCTTCTCGGCAAAGGTCTCGTTGACCGCCTGCTGGATGGCTTCGGCAGCTTCGCTCATCACCGACAGCTTGAGTCGGGATGGGTGGGCAACCGGAGTCACCTCAAAGGTGACGTGATACTTGCGAAGCACGTCCTCGAGCTTCGGGTATTCGTTAGCCTTGAAGTCGGTTGCAAGGGTGACCTTGGCAGCTTCGACCAGCAGGGTGTAGGTCTCACCCACGGTCTTGATCAGGTCGGCACGTCCGGCAAATACCCGACGCATCTCCGCCATGAACTCAAGATACTTGGCTGCAGGGATGACGTAAGTGGAGTCGCCGTAGGGCGCTCCGAACTTGCGAACGACGCCCCAGATCTGGGTGTTGTCGTAGGTCTCCACGGCTTTCATGGAGTCCTTGATGGGGAGCGTCTCCTTCTTGACCGTGTGGGTCTTGAGGCTAGACTTGATGCCAAGGTCGCCTCTCAGCTTCTTGGTCTGCTCCTTGTCCGTCTTCTCCGATCCATAGCGGTGGCACTTCAAGTGCACCAGGATCATGGACTCGGCGAACTTCTGTGTGATGTCTTCTGTCTCTACTAGGTTGGTCATATGTTTATGGTGTTGGGGTTAGGAAAGTTGATTGATCTCGCGGCGCCACTTGTCGTCCCACAGGGACTTGAGTAACTCGACATCCCGAAGGGCATCGAGGGTGTCTCTGTTGGACAGGGACTTGATGGCGTCCTTGAGCCAGTAACTGATTGTCGGATCGAGAAGGATCTCGGCGACGGAGTGTTTGGAGTATTTGGTATCTGCGGATATTAAGGTTGGCATAGGTGTTAGCTGTTGAGCACGAATGCCAAGGTTAAGGCGAACCCAGCTGCAAGGAGACAGAGTAGCAGGGCTGCAAGGATCACCAGTTGGGTGTCTGCTTCACGCTTCTCGATCTGTTTGAGGATGTAGGGTCGGGTTAGTTGTGTGTATTCTTCAGTGGTCATTGGGTGTTAGGGGTTAGACTTTGAGTTAAAGACGACATCAGTGATGGCTTGACGGGCTACGCGACGTATCCACTCGACTGATTCGCCAGCGTTGGCGTCAATCTTGTGGAGGGCATCGAGAAGCCTTCGCTTATCCATCTCTAGTTGATAGATATCGGCTCTTAGGATGTCAGGGTGTCGGGGGACGAATGATTTATTCATAGTTGTTAGGTTAGGTTGTGGTTTGTGATACCGGAGCTTTGTAGCCCGTGCTCATCTCGAAGATGTCGGAGTCAACATCGTGTGGCTTGGGTCTCATCCACTTGTCGCCTTCGATACGGCTGAACCAATCTTGAACGGACGGGATGCGACCAAGGTCTTCACGGACATGTTGCTCCCCGACATATCGGACTGGCACTTGCTTCCCGTCCGAGTTAGTAAGGGTGGTTCCGAAGATACGCTCTGCCATGAAGATACCTTCTGCATGGTGACGTAACGCCCGATGACGGAAGTCGGCGAAGAACATCTTGCTCTCGTCGAACCAGTCGTGGATTTCTTGGTAGTCCTGGGGTTGACCGCCGAACTTACGGCAGCTGGACAAGGCGTGGTGATAGGGGTGCATTACTTTACGAAGTCGGTGTCGTCGTGGGCCGTCACAACGACCACGTGATCGGGGTCGAGGTGAGCGTCGTAGCTTTCCTGCATGGTCTCGATCGCTTCGTCCTTTGTGTCAGCCAAGATCGTTCCGACGATCTCGTAGGTAACGGTGAAGGTTCTCTTACTCATCGCCTTCCTCCTCACCGAGGATGTTGAACTCAACGCCGTCGGCATCGCTCTGGGAGTAATAGTATCCGGAGATCTCGACGGCTCCGGTCTTGAAGTTCACCTTGATGGTGCCACCGCCGCCTTCGTTGTTATACCAGTCCCAGTCGATCCTATCAATGAGGTGATCGTTAAACAGGGTGCATAGATCGTTCTCGAAGGTGTTGTGTTCTTCCGTCCCCTCGCTGAAAGACTCTTCTTCGCCCTTCTCATCGAGCGTCCAGAGGGTGGTATCCTGCAGGTCACCGCTGTCACCGGAACCGGAGAACTCGAAGTCGACCCCGTCAACGCCCAGCTTGTTGGCTCGGGTGAAGAAGGAGAGGATCTCGGGGGCGACGGACTCGGTGATCCGCTTGGTTGCTAGCTTGATTGTGATGTCATTATCCATGGTATTATGTATTAGTTGTGGTGTTAGGTTTAGTTTGTGTGATGCCAGACATAGAGGTCTGGTCGGTTGCTTAAATCTACTTGATCGATCCCCGCTACCTTGAGGAACTCACCCTCTTCATTGGTAAAGCCATACCAATAGGTCTGTGCGGTAGGCATGTATCTGACGGTGAAGGGGGTGTAATTCCCGTTATTCTCCACCCTCATGCGTAGGTCTTCCTCCTTGGTCTCGGGGTCGACAAACCGGACGCGGATGCGTTCGCCCCGAAGCACCGCACTTTTCAAGTCGGAGTTGTTGGTGATCTGCTTCATGCGGTGAGTCTCCTCTTGGCTTCGCCAACGGCGATGAGCCTGTCCCACTCGGCGTCATATGGGATACCAAGGGTTGCAAACTCCGACTTCATCTTGTCGAGAGGGCTGACTTCGTCGGGTAAACCTACGCCCCACGATCCGAGGATAACTTGGCGAGCCGAGTATTCGTTCTTACCGTATCGGCTCACGACTGGAAGGATCCTCTTGAAACGTGCCGTGGCTTTGGGGATCAAGGCTTCAAGGGTGCAGGATGCCATGTCCTCTGACAAATTATTGACCAGAATGATGGTGTATCCGTGCTGGAAACCCTTGTGCTCCGTGTGCTTGGTGGCATTCCACTTGTGAGTCCGATCCTCTTTTGCGACGAAGTCGGTGGTATGAATCGCATACTCGGCGTTACGAATTTGTTGAATAAATTCGTAGTAAGCGGAGTTCATGCCGACTCCGTCGAGGCATTGGATGATGATTGCCTTGAGGTTCCGGTTGCGAATGCAGATCGGGAAGACTCCGTCTCCGGCCCACACGATGTCGGGAGACACCTTGAGGGTAGTGGTGGAGCCTTTGTAGTGTCCACCCTGCGGTGGAACGGTGTCGTAGATCCACGCTTCGGAAGCGTTGTCGACGTATCGGTAGCGTTTAGGGCGTCCCGATGACTTGGGTTTGGGTGTAGGTTTTGCCTTGGTGGCAACTTGTGTTGTCATAATCGTTGTTTTAAGGGTTCGTGTTTATTGCATGGTGTATTCAACCATGTCAAGCGGTCGTTCATTCATGATTGTATGCTCCGCTTACAGCTCGTATCCGTATTCGGTGTAGACAGGGTTGTATTCCCTTGCGACTTCCTCGAAGGAACGATTCTCGGCAATGGCTTGGGCTACGATGTCGGCACGCTCATTGTGTGCCTGCTCTGCATGGGACTTGGGTGCACCTGGGATCCAGTTCATGAACTCAGGTTCGCTATCGCTTGGTAGGTATGTGGGCATGGTATGTATGTGTTGTGGGTTAGGGTGAGTTGAGGGCGGGGTTAGCCGTTGATGCGACCCAGCACCTGCCGGAACTCGCGGTCGAACCGCTGACCGATGCGGTAGGTCAACGCTCCGTTGTAGGTGTTGCGGGCGGGACGTAGCTGCTGCTGTGCCAGCTTGGCGTTCGTCCTCTCCTTGATCGTGCTGATCAGGTCGAGGAACGGGCCGTCGATGTAGTAGGTCGGACGGCTGGAGCTGTAGGTGGCGGTGTTGTTGTTGTAGGCAGTGGCGTTCATATTATGTGTTGTATGTGTTTGGTATGTGCAACCCTAGTGTGTTGAATCCCGGTGACAGGGGTGCAGGGTCACAGGGAAATTGGATTAGGAGATGAGCCGAACGATGGCTTGTATCGACTTGACCTGCTCTTCGGAGAGCACTTCGCGGTCGTAAGTAAACGAAGTTGTCCAACATCCTGGCTCAACGGTTTCGGAGACGCTTTTGCTGTGGGAAGAGTAGACGTAACGCCGTCCATTGACTTGGAAGTAATGGAAATCTGGAGGCCCAGCCACGTCATCAGTTGCCGCGACTTCCTCGAAGGGGACGTGGGTAATCTTTAGCTTCATGTCAGTAGTTGAGTAACTGGCAGACGGCTTGGGTGATGATGGCTCCGGATGCAAGCGTTCCGAAGATGAAGGCTAACCAGATGGTGATCGTGTCGTTCATGCGTTAACCTCCAACTCGTTACGGCGTTCGCGGATCTCCAACAACATCCTCATCCTCTTGGAGGAGTGGTCGTGCATCTTCTTCCAGAAGAGTGCATCCTTCGTGGCTCTATCCAGCTTGTCGGCAAGCTTGCGGTTCTCACACTTCAGTCGGATGAGTTCCAACGCGGTGTTGCGATCCATATTCATTTCGATGATGGGCATAGTGGTGTTTAAGTTGTGTTGAAGGGGTGTCCCCCACTTGCAGTGGCGGGGGGACATTGGCCTCGGGTGGTGGGAGGTTTGAGCAAGGTATCCTCCAGGTTTCACTGCAGTGAATTGCCCGATAGATCTGCTCTCTTCCTCATTGAGGTTGAATTTGGTGACCACGCTAACCAGCTCCACTTGGGCGGGCTTCATATCGCCAAGCACGGCGTGACTCGTCTTGGGTTGTCTCTCCATCCGGAGAGGGTTGATTGATGTTGCAGCGTTCCATGCAACGAGAGTGTGAGGAACTGAAGCCCACACTTGCTTCGCCAGTTCTTCATAGGCTTGGTCGCCGTCGAACTGGCAATGACTCGACGACCAATCCCTGCACCTTGCTTGTTCCGGTTGGTTACCCAACTTCGGGTGCAGTTAAAATGTTGCATTGGCTAGCGGTATATGATACTGCAACTAACGCAATGCCAAAAGCTTTAGACGTTCCATGGGATAAGATCCGAGAGAGTTGTGAGAAGGGAACTCCCTTAAGGGAAGTAGCCAAGCTGTTCGCTATCAGTGACGCAGCTGTTAGGATGCGGAGCAACAGAGAGGGATGGAATACCCCGAAGCGTGTCTCGAATAGACTTAACAAGGCTGCAGGGTTACACAACGACAGGGTCGCAAGGAACCAGTCAGTAGCGGAACAATTAGAAGAGGGGAAAGCCCCTCAAAACCTTACAACTACAGCAACAGATCTGGAAGGGATCGCCAAAGAGTATCGAAACAAGGCAGCTGATAAGCTGTTCCGGATCCTTACCCAGACGGTGATCGCACCGCCTAGGACGTGGAAGGATTTCGACATAGCGGATAAGATGATGCGTCGAACCTTGGGCATGGATGATGGTGAAGGTAAATCCAACACCATCGTGCAGCTGCAGGTGGTCAACGACCGACTCCGAGGAACCTTGTCCGATGACATCGTTGAGGGCGATTTTGTGGACGAAAGTGTCACCGAGGCGTCACCATCCAACCCTTCACAGAGTGAACTTACGGGTTTCCAATCCGTCTTATCGTCCTCTGCTGGTGACGAAGCTCCGCCACAAGGCGACCAATCTCAATCTCCTTCGGAGAGCGAGTGTCAGTAGGCTTGTCCCTTTCAGCAAGTAGCATAGCTACCTGCATCTTGAGTCGGGACACCTTGGGATCGGGCAATTCCTCTCTGATCCTACGGATCTTGAGGCGTTGTTTGAATGACCAGTCTCCGTCAAAGACGGGATCGGGTTTTCCATGGGCACCGCGAGTGATCTTGGATACCCACCATGACTTCAACGGCTTGTGTTCGTGTAGCATAGGTGTTTTGTGTGTGGTTTGAACTAACTCCGACTGCAACCCCTCCCCCGAAGGGGAGAGGCTGTGTGTCGAAGCTACCCCCGAAGGGGGGAGGCTGTGTGTCGAGGCTACTTCTGGAGGGAGGCGATGGTCGCCTCGTCCAGACCGAGGTCACGCAGCTTGGCGAGCACCTCGTTCACGGCTGCCTCACGGATGGCTTTCTCGGACACCTTGGCGGAACCCGAGCCAGGCACCTTCACGAAGCTCACGCTTCCCGAACGAGCCGTCATCTGACCACCAGCAGGGGTGAATCCCTCTGTCCGAAGGAACTCCACAAACATTTGTGTCTCCACAAATGCCGCAGTCTGATTGCCCAGCATGACGCCCCTCACAGCGGAGGAGAGCTTGTTGCCCTTCAGACCCTGTGCCTTGAAACGGGCACGGAGTTCCTGTGGGGTTTCCGTCCCACCGAAGGTGTATTTCGTCCCACGGACATCGGTCGAACCCTTCTTGTAAAGGGGACGGCTGTTGAACTGGACGGGGGCTTGCTGATGGGCGGATACGATGGATGTATTCATATATTTCTTCTCTGTCTACCTGACCCCACCACGATTTCCCACTACACCTCTGGTGTAAGTGTTGGCATGGAGGCAGATTACAGAGAAGGAAAAGGCTCCCAGTTTTTTGGCGGATTGACGCAAAGCGTATCCTTTTCAGCCACCGCAAAGCGGAGTAACTGGAAGCCATTCCTGCTATCTCAACCCGTAGGAGCCACGCCGTTTTTCGGCATGGGCAATTCCTTTACTCCCTACGGGTTAGGCTCTTTTCTCGCATCGAGCACTCTAACGCATTGACCAAGACTTTTGAAAAGGGCTGTAAAGTTACTACGCCCCACCTTCCAACCATCGCCACGGCTTGCATCCATCCCGAAGGAATCACAAAGCATACCTAGACCGTAGGTCATAGCTGGAAAGCTCTTGGTGATCTTGGCTCCTTTCGGCACCTTCATGTCCCAGATCAGGGATCAACAGAGAATGTGAGAAAACGACTGCCGTGATGGAGTGAACCAACGGCATCCTTCAATCGCCAACCTTGCCCTACCCCTCCCAACTCAAGCCTTCGGCTTGGGGTCGCATGACACGCACGTGACGCACGATACGTGCTCACGCATAATGCGTGATCGCACCCCCGCCGTGGGGTGTGGGGGTGGGGGTGGGCGTGGACGCGGTAACGTATATACCCCCACCCCTGGAAAAAAATTTTGCCCAAAAACCTGTACCCCTGAACCAGGGCACCAAAATGCCCCGTAAAATGGCTTTATGGTAATATACCGCACTCTAACCCCTAAAACTCGTTCTAGGGCCCTTTTTGAGCGATTACGGGGCATCCTAGGTTCAGGATCACGACCCCCATTTGAGACACACTCCCCGGAGGGGGCGAGTGAGGGTAAAACTGGCAAAGTGAGGGTAAAGTGAGGGTAGAAAAATTTTACCCTCACTACATAACTCGTTGATTTTAAGACAGATAAGGGTGAGAGTGAGGGGAGTGAGGGTAACTTTTAATTTATGTGTGCAGGAAGAAGTAGTATATAAGAGTTAATGTATGTTATATAATTACATGTATTGGCATTGTACATACACACACATGTAATTTGCTAGTTACCCTCACTACCCTCACTCCGTGGGTTAAATGTCTTTCCGACAGGGGTTTACCGAGTGAGGGTAAAATATTCTACCCTCACTGTTACCCTCACTCCCCTCACTAAATCTAGCCATTAATTATGTTAAACATAGCTTTACGTACTGATTACTGCAATTTACTATCCTTTTATTTAACCTTGAACCCTTGATTAAGTGGTTCAGGGAAACAGGGATGCAGGGTCGCAATATAACAAATAATATAATATCAAGACTGCTCCAACCCTAGCCGAATGGTTCAAATAATCGGGCACCAAGTGGGCACCAAGACGTGTACAGAAAAACGGGTTTCTTCGACACGTTTTTACGACATGTCGAAGCCTTGTACACGTCCAGCTCACCAACTACCCACCCATGAATAGTTGGTGGTGGGTAGTTGTTTTTACGTCTTTACGCCGCCTCGTCGAGGTCAGCCCAAGGGTCAAAAGCGTACCTGGTAGCCCCACCCGTGCTCCGCTTAGGGGGTTCTGTCAGGTGCGGCGAGAGCCTCTGCTCGATGACCTTATGGAGCAGTTTACCCATGTGAACGATACCCCCGAGCTGCCGGAGGGTGTTCCCAAGGTCCACGCCCTCGATCTCCTGGGCAAGTTCGGTAGCCGTCATCTTCTTGGACTCGCCCTTCTTCACCGTCGCCTGCACGCTGACCATTGCTCGGTGGATCAGCTCGGCCATGATCGACTCGGGCTGCTCACTGTTGGCCTCCTGTACAAGAGTCTTGTGGTGGAAGCTGCGGATAAGGAAACGAGGGTTATGAATATCGATGATTGCGGGGTTCACCTTGTAGTCCAGGAGCCAGCGCAGGAAGTGTGGTAACTCGGCCAGTGCACGGCCCTCGCTCTCGCGATTGTTGTCAAAGAAATGAGGCTGAAACCTTGCCGCAATGCGGAATAGCATCAGCTTATCCTTGATGGAACCGTCGAGGTACGGGAGGATTTTTAGGGACTCCGGATCGACGTTACAGGTCAGTATGACACGTCCCTTAAACGGGAGTTCCGTGGAGTCCATGAACTTCGGCTGGAAGTTTACCACAGGGTTTGACGCCATGGCTTTGAGGCTATGGGCGATCGTCAGCTTGGTATGGTTGTCCCCCTTGGCGATTGCATCATCGCAGCGCCATATGGCGTTGTACGCGGCCTCTTTGTTGAACTTGGTACGCTGCAGCAGGAGATCCTCCGCCGTGCAACTACCACCCATGGAGAAGCCGATCAGACACCTGGAGAGAAAGCTCTTACCCGTGTGCGCCTCTCCGGCCACGATGATCGACTGGCCCTGCTGCGGGTTACCTTCAAGGCTCGTTTTGTACAAACGCTGCCACCAACCCAAAAGGAACTCGATAGCTGGGATCCCGTCCTGCTCTCCGTCGAATCCCGTAAACAGATAATTGTGGATCCAAGGCCAGAGCTTCGGGTCACCATCCTCAGCCGGAAGCATCACCTTCTTGTTGGAGATGTTGAGATACTCACTGCCATTGTAGGGGACGATACGATCGTGATGAAACAGCATCGGCACTGCAGCATTCACGTATCGGTTGTTCTGAATGTGCAGGATCACCTTGTCGACCTCCGAGTTGAACTGTCCCTTCGCCGGACGTGGGTTGCACTTGGCTTCCTTGAGATGCCTTTCGACATCGCCTGCAGCGTAGGAACGCCACTTGCCAGGGTTGCTGTAATCCGTCCAGTAGCGGGCCCCGTCGAAGTAAAACATCTCCCCGAGCTTGGCTGCCCTCTCGGTCTCATACTTGTCGATGAACGTGTTTCCAAGGATCGCACGCCACGGCATGAAGTTGCTGACCGCTCTGGTCGAAAAGCAAACCATCCCGTTAGGCCGGATGACTGCGCTGCGGTGGTTGACGAAAGGCTGGACCCAAAACAACGGGCCCACGGTACCTTCTTCAAACGGACCGCCCCACAGACCAGGCCAGCGACGCTCGACCTCCTCGGCAATCACGTCCAGCGGTATCTCGGTATCCTCGATGTCCATCTTGGCGGACAAGCCACCATTGAGCATACACTCGGACAGCAGTGAGTTTGGGATCGGGGTGGCTCCGGCAATCTGCTGCCAGTTCGTCCCTAGCTCAAAGTACTGTGACTCCTTCCAGCTGGAGGCATCAAAGCCTGGGAGTGCTTTCGAGATCTTTATCTTCCCGTCCAGTTCTTTAAGGAACGCCTCGGTGATCGAAGCATTGGTTACCAGGATCGGGTCCTCGAAGGGCCAGATCAGTCGGCACTTGCCTGGAGAGAAACTTTCTACAACCCAAGTTGGCAGGTGGTTTGTGGAGGAGCCAAGACTCTGAACCTTGGATAAAGCTCCTGGGTTATCGTAGTCGGCAATGATCCCGTACAACTTCCTTGCAGGGTTATTAGACACGACCCTCCCAGCTGGGTTGATACCTTCCCAAGCGGAAATGAAGTGACCCTGGGTAGTGGATTGTCTGCACCAATCGTTGTACTTCTCCTTGGTCATTCCCGCTGGGCGGGAGTTCGGGGTAGTGCTGAGTATAACGTCATGCGTTATAGCTGCGATGTGACTGACGAGATTGGGGAGTGAGAAAATTTTCATTACTTTTTATAGACGTTGGAAATGGAACCTTCTGCGGCTAGCGGTAGGCCTTTAGCCCAGTCCGGTGCCGTCGACATGATTGCTACGATCTTCTGTAGGCTTTCTTCTGCTTTACCTTCCCCGACCAGGCAGACCGCCTCGTCGTGCACCCGCATGAGCACAGGTATCCCTGACTCCTCGATCTTCAAGCACTGATGCATGAACACATCGCGTGCCGTGGCCTGAACGATGTTCTCGGTAAGAACCCCGCCCCAAAAACCAAGGCGCATGAGCTTGCCAGCCCTTGGGATCTCGGCGGTGAGGCCTCCGTTAATGTTCCCGACGTTCCGGTAGCGGATATGCCGACCGGACTTGAGGTCCATCTTGAAATCTTTCTCTCCCTGCGAGTTTGCAATCTTCCGCATCTGCTTCTCCAGGTTTCCCCATAGCGAGGTAACCTGCGGGTTCTTGCTGCGGTAGAGATCCGTTAGTCGCTTGGCTTCCTTAGGCTCTACTCCGGCAACGTCAGCAAATTTCTTGCTGCCCATGCCGTAGCCCAAACCGAGTGAAAGCTGTTTCGTCGTGTGACGTTGGGCCGTACCCTTGAATTGACCATCTCCGCTGAATAAACCCCAGGCCCGTGCCTGCGCCTCGTACAGATCGGGAATCTCCCTGATGTACTTCAGCATGGTTTCGTCCTCAGCTAGCCAGTGAAGAACTCTCGGCTCAATCTGCGAAAGATCGACGATCGCAAACGTGTACCCCTTGGGTGCTCTAATCTTGCTGCGAACGTCTACGCCGCTTACGACACCCTTTGGCAGGTTCTGGAGGTTAATCCCAGCTTCGCCACTGTCGCGCATCGTGTGGGCTCCGCCATAGCGCAAGCCGTAGGTCATCCATCCGTCGCCACGCTCACGATTCTTCATCGTCTGCAGGGTCTTGAGATGCTTGGACGCCTTGCGGTAGTCCCGCACCCCCTGGATCCAAGGGTGCTTTGCAGCGTGCTCTTCAAAAAACTTTTCCGCATCCGGATCGTCCTGGGCAAACGAATCGGGAGGTACTAGCCCGTACTTGGCGCATTCCTCACGAAGTGCGATTGGAGATAAGAGGGAATGCGTATCCTTCCACGGGATCGACTGCTCGATCTCCCAAAGGTCCATTTCCAGCTTATGAATGTCGTTCTTCAGCCCTTCAACGTCCAAAGGAACCCCTCGAAGGGCCATTTGACGTGTCATTTGGGAGATTTCCCGCTCGTGCTTGGGCCACAAGCTGCCGTACTCAAGCCATATCTGAAGGCAGTTTTCGGCGTCTTTTAAGGCGTATTGGTTGGTTTCCTCCCTGAATTCGGGGGTCATGGTCTCCCAACGCTGCCCCTTCATCTTATCCCGAGTATCTTTGGAGATCTCGAGGTTCAGCAGGTGCTTGGAAGCCTCCTTCAACGATCTAGGAGTCCCAAGAAACGCGGCTAGGTCAGCAGTATCGTGCCATGCGGCGAGTTCCGTGACATCGCAGGTATTCCCTACTTCAAGCTCTTGGAGTCTTTGGAAGACCGGAAGGTCAAACTGAGCGTTGTGTGAGAGCCACGTCCAATGAGGGCCCGCAATCTGGCTCCAGTCGAAGTCTTTGGGGTGGCCGACGTATTTGAGTCCTGTGTCGGTTGCGATTGAGACGAGGTAGATATCACTCTGGGGGTGACGTAAATAGTGGTAAACACCGAGCGTGACGATTGAAACTTCGGCATCATAGTAAGTCTCGAAATCCACTGCAGCTATTGACATTTGTTTTTAGGGTTAGGGAGAGGTGGCTCAATGAAGTGTTCTCCTACGACACAACATAGAGGGGAATGAACGAAACCCTCGGAAAGTCGGGTCCAGACTCATCGTCTGGCTCCAATGCCTTCATCGAGCCACCAAAATCCAATTAGAGGTTTGCCAGGCTTGCGAAGAACTCGACCTTCTTAGGATCGATGTGCTTCTTGGGCATTCCGGCTACGGGCACGTACCAGGAGTTGGCACCATTGCGCTTGAGTTCCGACTTGATCGAATACTCACCGAGATGGAGACCAGCCTTCAAAATGAATGCCTTGTCCGTGAAGATCCTCTTCGCCAGCGTGGTGTAGGAACTCGACGAGACCGTATAGACGGCCATGGCGTAGTTCTCGTCCATGTAGGGGAATGGGAACTGCAGGAGAACATCTTCGGCTAGACCCTCCGGAGCCTTGACGGCCATGAGGATATTTGCGGCTGACGCAAAGTAGGGCTTATCGGCGATGCCGTAAGTCGTAGTGCCGCCCAGTGCCTCAACCTCATCTTCAGAGGATGCGCGACGACCGAACTCTCCCGAGCCGTACTCGATCTTCTCTTGGAAGTACTTCCCAATATCTAGAACAGTAGCCGTAAGAGGCTCTCCCGTCTTGGTGAGCACTACCTCTTTCTCAAAAATGAAACTACCTGGTGCAAATATATTGCAGAGTTCGCTGGTTTTCTGAACAAGGTTCACCCTGGGAAGGATGATGTCGCTCTGATCAACGTTGCCTGGACCATTGCTGCTGGGGCTAACGACAGTGATCGCCTGGTTTTGTGGGGCTGCTACCTCAAGGGTAACGCTGACTGGGGTTTCATCAGTCGGGGCTACGACTGGAGCTCCGGCTTTGGGATTAAATGTGATTGATGCCATAGTGTGTTTTCTGGTTAGTGTGTTTTAGTGTTGTGGTATATTAACCCTCATTCCCTTACAGGTTTGAGGATGTGGATAATGCCCTCCTCGCGGAGCGCACCATTGGCACGGAGTAGGTCCTCAAGGTTCTGCTTGGCTTCCGCCTTCTTCCCCTTGGGGGCCCGTTCCGCGACAAATTTTTCTAGCTGGGGTACCGAGACCCGAGTGCAGCTCAGTAGGAATTCTTCAACCGATACCAGTTCCTTGATGGCATCGTACCCGAGCAATGGGTTATCCACCGTCCTTGCCGTCCGGCGCTGATCGAGGCGATACCCTGGGATCTCGGCGTCCTCCTCCAGTGCTTGGCGAAGGATCTCTTTCTTGGTCTCGTCGCACCAGTTCGAGAGCAGATTCGCAAGCTTCAAGAGCTTCGCTCTGTCCGCTGGATCCCCATCAAGGGATATGGAAGAGGGAACCTCGAATCCGGCTCTCTGACCGATGAGCAGTGCTTTCTGCGCCAGCGCGGGACACGTTCCCTGCTTTGAGCAGTAATCACAAACACCCTCAGTCGGGTTGTAGTCAGCCGCCGCTTTCGCCCTCGCAATGATCGTGGACAAGCGAAGCTTGATCCGGTCCATATCGGACCTCTTGTAGACTGCGTAGGTTACTTCCTGTCGTCGGGGGAGGACCAGGTAGCAAGCCAACTCGTTGACTTCGGTAAATTTTTGGAAGACGCCAAACGCATAGGCCCAGACTTGCGCGTTCGACTCGGCGTCAGTGACTTTATTCCACCCCGACTTCCAGTCGTACATGACGGCTGTTCCGTCATCGTATAGATCAATGAGGTCAGATGTGCCAAAAGTGTCGTGATCACCAAGTCGCATCTTAAGAAAGATTTCTTGATGAGAAGCCAAGAGATTAGCAGTCCCTGCTTTCTCTCTTCGGGTGTGAGCCAGAAAAGCGAGGCACCATTCAGCAAGGGATCGTTCGACTTCGTCGACGAGCATTCCTGGGTCTTCTTTTTCGACTGCTTCGTGGATCCGGTTTCCGGCTTCAGCGATCGGGTTCGTCCCTGACCTGCCACGAAAAGCGGAGCATTTTTCGTATTTTTCAAGGCCTGACGGCGAGAATTCTGCATGGGGTCGAGTGGTTGGGTTGGTGTGCTTTACGATCTCAGACATATGGGGCTAGTTGTGTTTTAAGGGTAGGTGCGTGGTAGATGAAACCACTACTTGTGACTAATCACAAGTACTATATTCATTTAAGACTTTGAGCCGCTTGATTTTCTTGTTGACAGATTTTTGAACGCTTTCTTCGACGGTTCCGGCGGCAAATAAAATCCGTTGCATCGACGGCGTTTTACCTCCGGCTCGATGCACTCGTCCGATGACCTGGATAATATTTTTTTCGTTCCAATCCGGAGAGATGATTGAGGCACGCGGATGCTTGCCGGTAATGTCGTGAAGGCTGATTCCAACTCCTCCTGCGGCTGTATTGCAAATGATGACGCGAGATACATCTGTCTGAAAAAGATCAATTGCAGTCTGTCGTTCACCCGCTGTTTGATTGCCGTGGATCACGGAGATTCCGGCCTTGATATTGAGCTTTGAAACGAGAGCTTCGATGGTTGCATTGAAGTTTGCAAAAATGGCTACGCTCTTCCCTTCCGCAAGTAAGTCTTCCGCCATCTCGACGATCACCGGAACTTTGAGCAACTCGACTCGTTGACGTGCGCGAAGCTGGGCAATCAATGCTTCTGCTGCAGAATCTTGTGCATCAAGCATACTACGTTCTTGTAGCTTAATCAGCTCCTTCTCCATTTCTTCGTAGATCGAATGGATCTCGTTTCCAAAATCAAGCGGCTCCGTGATGATCTGCGTCTCCTGGAAATGATCTTTGAGATCAGCAACCGTCATGCGGGAGCAACGGTGCGCGATCAGGCTTGCGATAGCTTGGATATGCGATTCGTTGCCAACGAACTCAACCCCATTCCATCGATTCTTGACGCAACCGTATTTCATGCACCATTGCCAAAAGTTGCCCAACATATGGGCTCCTAGCAGCCATCCGGCAGCACGCATTTGGAGTGGCGAACTGGCAATCGTTGCGGAAAGCAGAAGGACGGCGTGCCGATCTTTTGCCTCGATCAACATCTTCGAGTTCTGAGTCCCTACTCCACTACATTTGTGAGCCTCGTCAAAAATGATTAACGATGGTGGAATCGTCCAAACCCATTTTTTGTTCTGCCACTTTCCGTAGGGGGTGTTTCCCTTGCGTAGCTTATCATAATTGATAACTTGCGCGGGTACGTTTCGCTCGGCCATCTCTCGCTCCCAGGACGGAATTACCGCCTTCGGGCACACGACCAAGATGTTTCCATTAGCCCTTGAAGCTATCTCCGCCCCACATACCGTTTTTCCAGTACCAGTTTCGGAGCTATCGAGCGCGGATCCATATTTACCAAGAGCAGAGATCAGTGACTCCACGTGTTTTTCCTGCCGCGAGTAAAGTTTCTTCATTTTTTACGGAAGAAATCAGTTAGCTCCGGTAAAAAGCAGATTACTAGGAACATAAAAAGCATCCCCAGCATTCCGGCCCCAAAGCATTCAATTAGGTGAAGCATCAGTAATAATAGTAATCGAGTTCTTCGGCCTCTAGGTGGAAGGGACGGGGAACCTGTTCCATTTTCTCAACTCGTTTCAAAGACTCGACTCCAGCGTCAAACAGCGCCACCTGGCACTCACGGCAGTAGTGATGGTGATTCACCAGATAAGCAGTTGCACCCTTGGCTTTTGAACCAGCAAGCTGTACTGCCTCAACTTCTGCGTGAGCTGGCTGTTTACAGATATCCTTGCACTTCTGATAGCCTTCACCTGGCTCTCGTGGACATACTTCCTGGGGGTTATTACACCAGTTTTCACCGATAAACACTTCCCCGTCTTTGGCGATCAAGACGCACTGCACCCTTTTTTTGGCGCAGCTCACGGCTCAAACCCCTGAATTTGGCTACAGCATTTTGCGTAGCCCGCTATATCGACGTAACTATCTCTTGTCGGAGTGTGGCAAGCCCTGGCAATTTTTAGCAGGACCATCATTGTGGCTACGTCCAGTGGACTGATCATCGCTGATCGATCACGCCTAGCAGTTAGGTAAGCATTCCACAGATTTGCAATCCGTGCGTGGTTGGGAGTTGCATGATCGTAGTCACGCATCCGGTCGCCGGAGGTAACTCGAATAGCTTCTTCAAGAATACTCTCCGTTTTTTGTTCTGTTTGATCTGACTGGGTTGTAGGCGTCATTTTTGGTCTAGGTCTGTTAGGTGGTCGATACGGATGTCCTCTAAGAGGTTTTTATATCGGAGGTGCTCCTCGGAGCCTTTTCCATGGAATATCCTGGCGGTATCCATGTGATGTGCGATTAGGGCGCATATGCGCTCTCTCATCTCGTCTTGCCCAGCTTTGTACTGGTCTGTGTGCATTTTTGGTTTTTGGTTTTGGGTTTACTGCGGAAGATTGCGTCGTAGTTATCCCTATAGGGCTTACTTGAGGGGGCGGTTCGGTTTGGGCTAGCGGCGTTAGCCATTTTCCAATTTCTTTCTAGTCGTCTACTCATCGGTGAGTTGGGGTTTGGGTTTTAGTATTTCTGCAAAATCAGCGCAGCAGCCGTCGCAACCGTGAAGACCTCCACACTCATCGGCGGCAACAGCCGGGTCTCGAGGGTCTGGGTGGCCCACTCCATGCGGGCAGTTTAGTTCCCAGTAGCCGTGAAACATTCTGAACGATGAACTCCAGCCCTTCGGTATGCTCGGTGGACGCCACCGTTGTTCTCGTTCGGTGCTCATAGTTTATGGATAAAAGTTGGAGTCCCCTCGCCGACGTAGGCCCCAGCCATGTTGAAATAGAAATATTCAACCGCTTCCTCTTCGGTCATCCCTTGCTTGACTAGCTTCTTAAATATTTTCTTGGCGTCGTAAGCCAGGAGGTTGGGTTGCCCATTCCTTTCGGCAATACCAATTATGCAGTCGTCAAAACCGTCCATCAGCATCATGTGATCTTCCAATGCTTCTTCTACAGATGTTTTCATGTTTGGTTGGGTTGCGGTGTATTAACCCTCAAGAGCAAAAGATGAAGCGCATCTGCCTCATTATCATCCTTTGGGGTAAATCCGGCTTTGATTGCAGCCTCGATCATTTGCTCTTTGGTAGCATTACCTTTTGAAGTGGCAAACTTTTTTATCGTTCCTACATGGACCCCCTCGTATGGAATCTCTTTGTATTCGCACTCGGTCTGAACGATTGCCAGTAGTCCGCAGTAGCATTTTGCCGCAGAACCGGAAGACCATCGCATCACTTCCTCATACACCACTACCTCTGGTTTGATACTCTCAAACTGGTCTCTTAGCCAGGTTCGGAATTTTAAGAATCTCCGCCCCACGCCTTCTTTCTTCTTCAAGGCAAAACTTTCACTGCCTGAAGAAATCAATCCGTTGGCTTTATAGGCCCATCCGGTTTGAGTAGCGAGGTCCAGGGCTAAAACGGCACTCATAGTCCAAGGCGACTTTTGACTCTACGGGCTGCTGGGCTGGCTCCGTCTATGAGCCATTTCATCACATCCGTCTCAAGGAACCGTGCCCTACCCATGGCGATGGTATAGGGTAGCGGGTTCCTCGTTTGGCGGATGTAGTTGTCTATCGACCGCTTGCTAACACCCAGCCTTCTGGCAAGTCCGCTCTTGTCATAGACAGTAGTCGGAAGGGTTTGCTCAAAAGCCGTGGAGTCGACTTCTTCTAATTCGATCTTAACCCGACCATTGGTCAGGTTGGTGATCCGCATTGAGGGGCCTACTTCAAGGGTCAGGGTGTTGGTTCTTCGCATTTATGACTCAAAGATCGGTTTAATAAACCGAGTCTTAGGGTTTTCGCGCAACTTCTCACAAATCATGTGAGTCGCAGCTCGGATGATGGCCGAGGGAGGGATGCCATTGTACTTGGCAACGACTTTCATTAACTCCCAGTTTTCTTTCTCTTCGATGTAGACAACCCGTCTGCGGGTGTCGGCTATTTTGTTTGGCATGTTCGTGTTGTGTTTTAGGTGTTATGCCCAGGATTTACTAGGCAAAAAGGAGTATGCCCCATGTATGTGGTATGTGCAACATGAAATTTCATTGTGTTTCGGTAGGGGTGATGGAGAACCATTTCTCGGCAAGTTTTGGCGATACCAGTTCCTTGTAGTGTTCCTCTACCATCTCAGGGCTATTCCCACACTGTTTCGAGACCTGAATCGCATCTGCGTCAGGTTGTGCCATGCGATACGATATATAGCTCTTGCGAAGTGCGTTTTCTCGCCACGCAATTCCGGCAGTTTTGCACATTTCCGCACGCAGACCTTGAAGCCGAAATTGGTTTGGCAATACAGGCCCCTCCTTGGAACCCCCGTATTTTTCCAGCCATTGAATCAGGTTGTCCGGCATCAGCGCCAATCTCCGACGCTTGGTTTTGGTTTCGGATGCCGCCAGTTTGATTGTCTTGGTCTCAAAATCAATGTTATCCCATGTTAAACGACCGATTTCAGCACACCTTACTCCTGCAAAAGCACCTATTGTAAGAAAGGGTATGATCTCTTTTGGGGCTACTTTAAGCATCTTTCCTAGCTCTTCCGGCGTAAAAACCTGAATTTTAAGGGTGCCCTCATCGTAGGGCTTGATTTTGGAGATGGCTGTTGGACCAGCTGGAAGGTGATTCCCCCACTCCTGGGCCCATTTAAAGAACGCCTTGAGGTATCCCAGGTGGTTATTGCGAGTCCTCCCGCTCTTCGACATTTCTTTTAGGTACCGATCCAGTTCGGTCACGGTAATCGAGCAAAGCGTCCTATCGAAATGCCTACCGAATCGTAGAAGGATATGTTTTGCGGTCTGATAGTTCCTGCCAGCTTGATCCTCAAATCGTTCTAGGTACGTATGGGCAGCGTCAAGAGCGTCTATTTTCTTAACCCGCACTTGATCCAGGTGCAGTAAATAGTACTTCACCGCATCGGCTAGGGTGGCGTTATGGGCTTCCAAAGTTTTCTCCCACTCGGCAATCCGGACCGCTTTGGTGGCGGTGATGTTGTTTCGGAAACTGACTCCTTGCTTTAGGTCGTCGAGAATTTCTTCGGCACGTTGATGGGCTTCCGCTTCTTCGCTGAACAATTTCCGCTGACGCCCTTCTTCTCCGATCCACGTCACGACGTATCGCGTTCGATCGCTCCCTTGGTTGCGGTAGATTTTGACTTTGCCAAACGGCGTGGACTGGACAAATGGGTACGAAAAATTGGTTCGTTTTTTAGTTTTCATAGGGCTAGGAGCCTCAAATATGGTGACAGATGGTGACACTTGTCAACGAAAAAGGTGGTCTATACCTGCAACAATTTGTGGTATGGGTATATGAAACTTCTTGACCGTTTACTCTGTAAAAGCATAATATACCCAGATGACGCGGTATGTTTCTGGTATATCCCTTTCACGTATTCGAATCCCGTTAGGGTCGCCATTTCTACAGAGAGAAATGGTCATTTGCTAGATTTGGTGACACAATGGTGACACCACGCAAAGTAAAGACTCCCGATGGGCGGGTGGTCGATGTGTCCGATAAAGAATGGCAGTACGGGCGGTGGTGGAAGAAATCTATCGACCAATTTAACCGAGAACTTTTTTCGTTTCGTAATCCGATGCCTTTGGAAAAAGGGGGTGAGACACGCGAATATCATTTCAAGCGGATCACCAGCGCACTGTGGCCGGACAACGGTCCGAAGCCCTTTATCTGGCACCCGTGGGCCGAGCGGATGCTCGAAGCTGCTTGCGCCAATGAGTATCTGGCGGTGGCTGGATGCGCTTCATCGGGCAAGACCGATTTCTTCGCCGTGTGGTCGATTATAAATTTCGTCTCCGCTCCATACGACACGATGGTCTTGGTCACCTCGACCACGCTGAAAGACTCCCGCAAGCGCATTTGGGGAAGTATCCGAGATTACTGGCAGGCAGCCCCTCCGCTCCCTGGCAAGCTGGTAGATTCCATGGGGTTGATCCGTTTTGACGACGGCACCGGAGGCACAAGCGACAAGTGCGGCATCACGCTGATCGCTGCCGAAAAGAAAAAAGAGAAGGAAGCTATCGGCAAGTTGATCGGGTTTAAAAACAAAAGGGTTTTGGTGATCGCAGACGAAATGCCGGAACTCTCCGAGAGTATCTTGGAGGCATCTGCGTCTAATCTGAGCCTCAACCCCGAGTTCCAGTTCATTGGAATCGGGAATCCGGCATCCCGTTTTGACGCTTTCGGGATTCTGTCCAAGCCCAAGGACGGCTGGCAGTCCATCTCCCCGCTTGAGGAAGAGTGGAAGACCGAGCGAGGCCTCTGCATACGGTTTGACGGCGAGAAAAGCCCGAATGTCCTGACCGGAAAGCTCCTCTACCCTTGGATCGTGACTCAGGCCAAGCTGGACGAGGCCAAGTCTAGGTTTGGCGAGAACTCACTTGCGTACTATCGCATGTTTCGCGGGTACTGGGCCCCTACCGGAGATGAGGATAACATCTATTCGGAGACTGAGATCATCTCAACCCAGGCCGATCAGCCCGCAATCTGGTTGCAGGAACCGACCCGAGTGGCTGCTCTTGATCCGGCGTTTACAAACGGAGGAGACCGATCAGCTTTATTCTTCGGGGAGTACGGAATAAGCCGCGAGGGGATACCTACCCTATGTTTTTCCCGATTCGAGCTACTTCAGGACGATGTGACAGATAAGAAAAAGACTCGCAGTGAGCAGATCATCCAGCAGTTTCGTGAAAAATGCGAAATTGAGGGAGTTTTACCTGAGCACGCCGCTTATGACGCCTCCGGTGCTGGAGGACCGTTTGGTGATATTGTGGACATGGTGTGGAGCCGGGATGTACTCCGGGTACAATTTGGAGGGAAGGCGTCTGATATGCCTGTTTCTGCCACGGACAACACCCCATCCTCAGATCGCTACGTCAATCGTGTGTCTGAACTCTGGTTCGGCTCCAAAGAGCTGATACGTAACGGCCAGCTGCGAGGGATTGACAGGGAGTTGGCCAGGGAGATGTGCGCCCGAAAGTATAGTTGTCAAAAGGGAGTGGGCTTAAGGATGCTGGTGGAAAGTAAGGTTGATATGAAGGCCCGAGTAGGGGCATCACCCGACATTGCAGATGCCGCCGCTATTCTCGTAGAGCTGTGCCGCCAAAGGTTTGGATTTGGGGGCATGACTGTAAAAGCCAAAAACGAGAAAAGTAACTTCGAGGCCAAGCGGCACTTCAATTTTCAGAAGTTAAAATTGGCCAACACCGGACGTAATTTTAAGACATCCACACTTTTTGATTGACACATCTTAATATACCACGCACCTGTTATGTCTACATTTTCCCATAGCAAACCCCGTTGATTTAACTCATGCCTATTCCCGAAGCCTCAATCCAAGACCCTCTTGTAGGGAATCTTACGCCGGATGGAACTCCTCCGCGTTCTAGGATCAAGGACCCCGATTCGTTGAACCAAGTGTATCAACGGATGAAAACTTCGGACGAGTTTAACGCCCGCAACAGGTCGGAAGTGGATGCCATGTTCGATGGTCAAGCCCCTTACGATGAGAATCTGTTGCGTCAGAGTGGCATGGGATCCAGGTGCAATCTGAACTTTGGTGAAGCCGAAACGATCTTGGAAAGCGCTCTTGCCGGATACATCGATCTGATCAACTCCGTCGAAAACTTGGTTTCCGTGTCAGTTAGGGAATCCGACATACAGAAGAAGAGCAATTACGAGTCAATCATCGCTGCTGGTTTT